CTTCTGAAACAGTTCTGCTGTAGTTAGCAGCGATCATTTCAAGAGTCATTTCAGTGTCATCAGGGTGCAGTTCCTTATGAATACTGTAAAGCAGAGCAATATTGTGAATTGCAATTTCTTTTTCGCTCATGTAGTGGTCTCCTTTCTTTAGTTTTCAGTCTCTGGTACAGACTGATAGCTAAAGTATAGGAGAGAAGAAAGAAAAGCACAAGCCGAAACGGTCAGTAATAACCGTCAGCCGGAGATTAACCACCCGGCTCTGATGATGGCAGGTTAAAGAGAGGAGGCGAAAATAATGAGAATCCATGAAGCAGTAGAAAAAGCACTGAAAGAAAAAAGCCCAATTACAAGAGCTAGTTTACGTGATTTCGGCTTCAAGGTTTTTCCAACAGATTCCAGCGACTGCTGTTACATCGTAAATGAAAAACAGCAGCCTGCAAGATGCTGGAACCCAACGGCCAATGATCTGCTGGCTGACGATTGGGAATTAGTTACCAAGGAATAAACTTGGAAACAAAGTCAGCTACAGATAAAAAAGTTTCTTTGGGAAGATCTTCCATGTAAGCAATTGCATCATTTGAAAGAACACAATGATAGACTTCGTTGTCTGCGTACGTGTTTTTCAAATAATTGTTCTTGCCGAGCTGTCTTAAAGAATGATCTATATCCTCATAAGGCATTTCAGGGAAGAAATTTTCATGGATAGATCTTCCGGAAACAAAGTTGCTGGATTCTGAAATTGATAAACCGGTTTTTCTGCGGTTCAGATATTCAGAATACAGTTTGTATAAAATCTGTTTGTCCTGTTTTGTAAGTAACATCTGTTTGCTCCTTTCTATGTACTCGGATGTAAAAACATCCTGTATTTACAGAATAGGGGTGGAAGTCAAAATAATCAATCAGATTCGTTCGACAATCTGATTAAAAATTTATAAAGAAGAGGAGATGAAAGATATGTCACAGAAGAACATGGAAAACATGCTGAGACAGGAAGATAAAGCAGAAGCGGAAGACTTTACAGCGTTCCTGCAGTCCTTAAACATCAGTAAGCAGACACTGATGAATACATTTTTGAAAGGCGTTAAGGTGGGAATGTGCATGGCGACTGAAAAACAGTCCGCATGAGGGAGGGAATGAAAGTGGAGACACAAGGAACATTTAACGCGGTAAGGTTCTATGAAACTCTTGCCGCGATCCTCTCAAAGAAGCATGGCGTTGAGATTGCCGTAAAGGTGAAGGAAAAGCCGAAAGAAAAAGAGGAAACAGCTTGAACTATGACAACTACATAAGGAGACAAGAAATGGAACGAAAAATAATAATTTCATTGGTATCCGGGTACCTGGTTTCTATGCTGCCGATCTGGATGATCGACAGCAGAATGCAGGAAATTCTCCTGACATTTGCAGTATCTTTCTGCATCCTCTCCAGTCTGGTCTGGATTGAGGAGAGGATGCAGGACATGAAAAAAGCCCTCACGTCCGCCAACGTGAGAGCAAAAAGAAAAAACAACCTTTTCAAATAGTATAAAGAAAATACGGGGAAATGTCAAGGAGGATTGAAGATGTTAAAAACAGACTATAAAGGATTCGGAGAATTTATGGAAAAAATCAAAACAGCAGGAGAAGAAGAAACAAGAACACTATGCGGAATACGACAGCAGATGTGGCTGAACGAAATTTCCGATTTTATTTTTCCAACTCCGGAGGGAGATCTTCCGTTCTTAATCAATGCGTTGAAAATATTGGCGCAGACAATTAAAAAAACGAATCCGGAAGCGAAAGATTGCGCGAGAAAAATTATTAACGGAACTGGCTGGGAAGTGCAGGCGAGTACAATCAACAAGAACATGAGCGAAGCGGCTGCAAAAGCATGGCGCGAATCAGTTAAGAATAACAAAGGTATTATGTAAACTAAAAAGGCAACACCGGATCCTTGAAAAATAAATGAAAGTAAGTCGAAAAAGCAGGGGAACGAAAGCCCCTGTTGCTTACTTGCTAAGAGTATTAAAGATGGATTCAAAACAGGGGATACGATAATGAGTTACATGTGTAAAAAAATGAGGTTCCGGAATGCCATAGAGGTGTATGAATATCACACAGCAAAGTATGGAGCACCAGGACAGGAGAGGCAGGAGAAAAAGAAAGCCACTCCGGAACAGATGGCAAAGAGGAATCGCTACAACAGGGAGAGACTGGCAAGGTGGAAGCTCCGGAACAACTTCGACGTAGATGATTATTTTACAAGATTATCATACGAGAAGGACAAAAGACCGGAATCCATGGAAGAAGCAAAGGAAGACTGGAAAGCATTCCTGCAGATACTCAGAAGGGAATACAAAAAAAGAGGAGCAGAACTGAAATGGATGCGGAATATAGAAGTCGGCACAAGGGGAGCCTGGCACATTCACATCATTGTGAACAGAATCCCTGATACAGACGTTATTCTTGCGAAGGCATGGAAACATGGACAGATACAGAACCAGCTTTTGTATCAAAAAGGTGAGTTTGAGAAACTGGCCAACTACATAACGAAGACACCGGAGACGGACAAGAGGCTGAGAGAGGCAAACTATTCCGCATCACGCAACCTTCCAGTTCCGGAGCCAGAGAAAAAAGTGTATAAACACTGGAAAACATGGGGAAAAGTCAGAGTGCCAAAGGGCTGGGAAGTGGAAAAAGACTCTCTGCATGAAGGCGTGAATGATCTGACAGGCTACCAGTACCGATCTTATACCCTGATTAGAACAGTTCGACTGCCAAAGCAGGAAAAGAAGAAAGCAAAGAAAAAGAGGGAAAGGGCATGAAGGTAAACATATATCTGGAGACAGATAAACAGTCCCAGGAATGTATGCAGCGCAAATACGGGTATGTGATTGAAACGATATTCAAAGGCACACCGATAACCAGAGAGGGATTCGGAAGCATTGAGGGAACATATCACAAGACGAACCTGCAAGCCCTTATAAAAGCCCTGGGACATTTTCACAAAGAATGTGAAGTATGCGTATACACAAGAGATACGTTTGTTGCAACGCGGATCCTGAGAACTGACGACATGATGGCAGCAGGATTCAAGGACACAAAAGGAAAACTGATAAAGAACGCCCAGGAGTGGGAGACAGCCTGCAAGAAGCTGCAGGAGTGCAATATCACAATATCCTCACAGACTGGGAAACATACATATTCAGCATGGTTACAGGAGGAAATGAAGAAACGTGAAGCCGGAGGAAATATGGGGAAAGGGATGGAGCCTGAGACCGGAACAGAACCCGGCAGAAATGGAGTATCTGGGTGAGATCATTAAATCCGGATACAGATTCACATACTACAAAGACCGGAAAGGAGGGATTTACTTTGAAAGCGAACCAGAAGAAGGAAAACCTGAATGGATGCGCCGCGCTGACGAAGACCGAAAGCGAAGGAATAGACACAGACATTGAAGCCCTGGAGACTTACATCTGCGACAATATCTGTCAGTATAGAGAAAAGACAACAAGCCAGGAAGCGCTTGAGTATTATTTCTGCAGTTCGTGCGAAATGAGTAAGCACATAAGCAAAATAAAGACAGAATATGACAAAATCAATTCTTTCAGCCAGAGTGAGGCCTGGAAGTTGCTGAAAAAGTACAGAAGAATTGTACTTTGCAGAGAGTGCGAATATAGAGCATGTGATGATAAAACGATGTGCTACTGCAGAACAGATCGTGGATTAAGAGGAAGGTTAGAAGCGTTCGAAGGCTGCAGCAGAGGAAAAGAAAGAGAATAACAAAAAGGGGAAACGATTATGAGAACAATCGCAGTAATAAATTTAAAAGGTGGAGTTGCAAAGACAATTACATCAAACAGTGTCGCATATATTCTTGCAAGCCAGGGGAACAGAGTTCTCCTGGTGGATAATGACAAGCAGGGAGACGCGTCACGTGGATTAAACCGCCGCACCCAGGACGGGGAAGGAATTGACCGAATTATGACAGCCAGGCATCCGAAGGACTGGATGGATAAACTAATTAAGCACACAGACTTTGAGAATCTGGATGTACTTCCGGCAAATATGCGCCTGCTCAGCGCAAACCAGGCGGTTATGTTAGATCAGACGCGTCCACAGCAATTCCGTATCAGGGACGCTCTTGAATGCGTGAAAGATCAGTACGATTTCTGTATCATTGACAACGCTCCGGATATTAATGTATCAACAATCAACGCTCTGACAGCGTGTGATGATGTACTGATTCCGGTTGAAATCGACGACAACACAACCGAAGGCTTGCCGGAGCTGGTGAGTCAGATCGGATACACAAAAGAAGACCTGAACAAAGATCTGGAAAATTTTTGGATCTTTATCACGAAATACGACAGAAGAAACGAAGCCCAGAGACAGGGACTGGAAATGATCCAGGCAGCAGGCTATCCAATGCTCCAGACAAAAATAAGATATTCCAGAAAGGTATCTGAAAGCACATATGCAAGGATGCCGATTCCGCTGTACTCTCCGCGTTCACTGGCGGCGAAAGACTACGAAGACCTTGTGAAAGAATACATATATACAGTGAAATACACAAAGAAAGGAGAGGAGGTCTGATGGCTTTTAATCTTGCCGACATGGTAAACAAACGCCCGAAGCAGGTACAACAGGAAAATACAAGCGATACCGTATACAGAGACGTGTTCGAACTTGTCCCGTCGAAAGAAAATTTCTACGGGACAGACCCGGACCGGCTCCAGGGCTTAAAAAATTCCATTCAGTTGTTCGGAGTAATGCAGGATGTCCTGATTGAGGACGTAAACGGAGAAGATCACATAATTTCCGGACACTGCAGAACAATGTGCTGCAGAATGCTGGTAGAAGAAGGACATGAGGAATTTAGAAAGATTAACTGTAAATACACGACAGTTAAGGACGATACCAGAAAAATGTTTCTGGAGGACGGCGAAGAAAATAATGAGACAACGCAGCTCCTTGAAAAGCTGGCAGTTATCCAGGCGAACCGGTTCAGAGAAAAAACTGACTGGGAGAAGATGAAAGAAGCTCTTGAGACAGAAGAAGTCATAAAAGGCTTGCGAGAGCTTACAGAGCTGAAAGGTAAGACAAGGGACATGGTGCGGGAGACAATCGGAGTATCCGGAACGCAGATGGAAAGATACCATGCAGTCCAGAAAAAACTCAGCCCAGAATGGATGAAAGAGTTTCAATCCGCAAAAATCAACATCACCGTAGCCCGCGAACTTGCAGATCTGGATGAAACATACCAGAAGAAAGCAATGGAACACTATGAGGACCACGACGGGATTACAGGAGCAGAGATCAAAGCATTTAAGAAACTGCAGGAGAATAACAGAGATATTCCTGGACAATTCACGATTGAACAGGCAACAGGGCAGCAGAGACCGCCAGAGAACGACACACCAGTAATACCAGAGCTGCAGATAGAAAGATTATTTGAAGCCTTAAACAAAGGCGAAAGAGAAAGAGTCCTCAAATGCGACACAAGAATGGCTGCATATTTAATCAGCATCCGGTACCGGGATGTCAGGATCAGAAACGGACATTTCAATTATCAGGCCAGCAAAGAGGGGATAACATTCAATCCTGACAGTATAATGCAGAGCAGCCTGACATGGAATGAATTGTCTGAGGAACTGGTGAAAAGATACGGAAAGAAACAGAAGCCGGTCCGCATAGTATCCGTAGACGCTCCGGAGAAACCACAGAACAGTCCAAAAGAACAGACAGAGACACAGGAAAAAGACCAAGGCGTAAGATGTATCGCAGGAAAATCAAAATCCGGAATATGTGGCTCAGCGTATTATTGCAGTGCTCCATATGCCTGTTGCGTAAATTGTCCAGAAGAATGCAATATTCGTTGCGGATGGATAGAAAAACGCTGCCAAACGGAAGCAGACGCGCCGGATAAAAAGCAGCAGAAAGACCATACCGGCGAAACCACCGAAATGCTAAAAGACAATGCAAATTCAGATCTTCCAGTAATGAGAAATAACGATCAGAGAAAAGAATGGTTAAGAAACTACAAAAGTTGGGGACTTTGGTATGAGGATAAAAACATAGAAGTCAAATACTACAAATACGATTTTGATAACGGAGCGCGCTTGATAGTAGAAGAATACACCCCAGATTTAGAAAATAATAAAAGCTGGTGGGTATCCAGCATAAAAGAATCATATTACATGCACTTAGTAGGAGGACCTGAACCAGATCGGGCTGGTGGCGTGCCGAAATGGACGTATCATACACGATATAATAAATTCCCTAATTCAGAGACTGAATTGGTTGAGTTCCTGAAAGAAATGCAGAAATAATGGGAGGGCTAACAATTGCAGGAAAAACCGTTTTATGTTCATGTTGAATTGCACAAAGAAATTGTAAAGAACGCATGGATCATAAGTCATGAGGGAAGAAAAATTCTTGTGATCGAATTTCAAGACACAGTTACAGAGGATGAAAGCATTGCGTATGTATTCGCCCTGGCTAAAAGCTTGGTATCAGAAAAGAACACAAAAGAATTAAGCCCGGAAGTAATGCGGATGGTAAGAGGAACTTACGTCCGCATTCTGGACGCAGAAATGCAGGAACTTATTGACAATGGAATTGAAATGGAGAGACATGACTAGAGAAATTATATTTAAGGGGAAAAAGGTAGATAACGGTGAATGGACAGAGGGATACCTGTTTGATGATGGAATGCTTGGAGAAAAGCGAATGTTCATAGGAAAACTGGTAATAGTACCGTACGAAGGTACTGCATGTGACAAGTGGAACATTGAAGGAATTGATTTTGATGAAGTTGACCCAGACACCATCTGCCAGTATACGGGATTGACAGACAAGAATGGAAATAGAATCTGGGAGAATGATATTTGTGATCGAAAAGAACCATATCCAGAAATTGTAAAAATGAGCGATGGAGATTGGACTTTAGATTATAGTTATGTGTTTGGTAAGGAATTTGGAAGTAGCTATTGTAATCTTGGATTTTATGTCAATGAAAGAAACTGCGTTGAAGTCAAAGGAAATATTTTTGACAATCCAGAATTAGTGAAGGAGGGATAAGCATGGAAAAGACATGTAAAAGTTGCAGAGAGAATGATTGCGGTCTCTGCGACCGTACCGGCCGTCTGGTGGAGGACGACGATAAATGCGAAAAGTGGAAAAACAAAAATCCGCCGGAATGGAAATCAAGAATGATGAATACATTTCTTGCTGGACATTAAGGAGGGCGAAAATGAATAAAAGACAGAAAAAGAAGCTCTACAAGAAAAAAACAGGGAAGAATCCGCCTAAGCAGTTGCACTATTCCGGAAAGGAATATCACAAAGCCATTAGAAAACCATGGGGCGGCGAGAAACCTTTAGAAAATTATTCCTGGGAAAGCGAAGAAGTAAAAAGAGCAGTTGCAAAAGCAGCAAAGGCGTTTACCGTAAAGGAAACAGTAGAGAGATTAAAAACGCTATTTGCGAAAATTGGAATAAGTCTGCCGGAGATTTCGGAACCAGGAAGCTATGCAAAAAATACAGAGAATATAGTTCACACAGCGGAAAAGCTGGCGCAACGAAGAAAGGCAGGAAGGAGCAGATGGAAATGAACCGTTCGGCAGCAGAAGCACAGGAAAACAGGGAGAAAATCTTGAAATATATTGCAGGGTATATAAAAGCACACTGTTATCCGCCTGCGATCTATGAAATCGCAAAAGAAACCGGACTGTCAAAACAGACAGTCCACCGGCATATGAAAATGATGATAGAGGATCACATCCTTGAGACAGATTCCGACATGACGGACTCAAGAGCATATCGTATCAAAGACACAAAAATAGTAATGGTAAAGGAGAAAAAGACAAATGGAAATGATAATTCAAAATGAAACCGGTAATTTTACGCTGCATGTACGGATCTCAGACTCGAAAGAATATGATTTCCTCAAGGATGTGACAGAACTGGCACAAAAGTATGATTTCGAAAATGATGATTTTGAGATTGAAGATCCGGAAAAGGAAACAGATCAGGTACCGGAGACAACGATTAGCGAAGCTGCAGAAGAATACAAAGGATTTTTACATATTCGTTGTGAAGAATGTGGAGAGACAATCTCGTACAACGCAAAAGAGCCAGAGACACAGCACAAATGTAAGAAATGCGGACACGTAACACAGCTTAGAGCTTTAAAACCAATGTATGCAGAGTGCAAAGCATGCGGAAGTTCATGGAAGTACATGACAAACAGAAACACTGCAGAACTGACGCAGGAATGCTTACAGTGTGGAAAATTGATTGACATGGAAATGAACTCACGCCGCACAGCGTATGTAACAAAAACGAAACGGGGGGGGGCAAGACCTCCAAGAAATAGATTCAAGAGGAGAATGTGATGAATAAAGTAATTTTAATGGGACGATTAACCAGAGATCCCGACGTAAGATATACAACCGGAGAGAATCCGCTGGCAATAGCCAGATACACGCTTGCAGTAGACAGAAGATTTCGCAAAGACGGAGAAGCAACAGCAGATTTTATTTCATGTGTTGTTTTTGGACGTGCAGCAGAGTTTGCAGAGAAATATTTCAGACAGGGATTAAAGATTACAATATCTGGGCGTATACAGACAGGAAGTTACACGAACAGAGAAGGACAGAAGGTATACACAACAGAAATCGTGGTTGAGGAACAGGAATTTTCTGAAAGTAAATCATCTGGAGACAACGGAGCGGCTTACTATCCGCCAAAACAGACACCGCCGCCAGCTCCTGCGGATGGCGCAGATGGATTTATGAACATTCCGGATGGAATAGAGGAAGAATTGCCGTTTAGCTGAGAAAGGAGCAATAATGGACGCTATTGAAGTAAAAGTGATCGTTAATCAGAGAAGACAGACACGCTGGTTGAAAGATTATCACGAAAGTTACAGGAAAAAGCTGGAGGAGAGAAAGAATGCAGTCGTTTTCGAAACAGAAAAAGAAAAAAAGGAGTAAAAAGAAAGAGCCGGAAAGACCGAGTATCATGCACAGCAAAGAAAGCGGCACTTGCTATCTTTGTATGAAACTGCATAACAATTACAGACGATACCAGGCACTCCAGGAACATCACATATTTGGAGGGTGTCCGAATCGGACACATTCAGGACATTACGGGTTAAAGGTGTATCTCTGCAATATACATCATCTTGCAGGAACAGGACCGGAAGCTGTACACGCAAATAAGAAGATCATGGCCATGCTGCATGAAGATGGACAGAGAGCTTTTGAGGAAAACTGGGGAAGCAGAACAGAGTTTATGAAGATCTTCGGAAAAAATTTTATAATGGAGGATTAAAGCCATGATGGACATAGGAGACGTAAAGAAAGTTATTGATAACGTAGCACAGAAGCCATTCCTTTGCAGCGACACTAAGATTGAGACACAGAACGAATACATAATCACAACAAAAGCACATTATGAGGAACTTCTGATTGCGAAAGGAAAAGAAACCCCTTGCAGAGTTTCGCAGAGAGAGGATGGCCTCTGGGAGTGTCCGGTATGCGGAGCAACAGATCAGAATGGACATAATTACTGCAATCAGTGCGGACAGAGACTGGGATGGGAAGACCAGGTATAAAAGCAGAGAAATAAAGGAGAGTAGAAATGCCAAACGTGAGACCGCTGAACAGAAAGAAATATAACATATCAAAAAGAGCTTTTCAGACCGCATACAACTATTGCTTGCAGTATACAGAGTGGAAAGAGGAGCTGGCCGTAAAGAGAGACACAAGAGCCGGACAGAATCTGACTGGACAGCCGGGATCACATAACTGTTCTGACTCAACTGCTGACGCAGCCATGGAAGCGGCCGAGATCACACACAAGATAAAGAAGATTGAAGACGCAGCCATGGAAGCAGTCGGAAAAGAAAAAGAGCTATATCCATATCTGCTGTATTACGTGACAACAGAATACTGCACATTTCAGACCATGAAAGCCAGAGGCATTCCATGCGAGAGATCATACTTCTATGAAATGCGTAGGAGGTTTTACAGTATCATAGCAAGGAGGATTAAATGATAGAATGCGATAAATGCAAAGCCCAGATGGAGCAGACCGTAAAGGAAGAACATATACCAGAGACAGAACTGGACATCCAATACATTCAGTGCAAACAGTGCGGAAAAAAGTATATTGTACTGTTAAAGGATAACAAGACGAAAGGAATGCTGATACGGATCAGGAACATGCAGGCAAGGTACAGACGTATGTTCGGTAAAAAGAACATTGCGGAAGTAGAAACGTACAGAAAGAGTATGGAGAACTTCCAGAAAGCAATACAGAAGTACCAGGCACAGTTGAGAAACAATAACAAAGACAAGATAAAGGAGTATCTGTAATACGGTACTCGAAGGACAAAATAAGTGATATATTGATAACGTGGTATTCAGGAAAGCCACGAATAATCGTTCCCCGCGAGAGAGGGCTTGCTATATGCAGGCCCTCTTTTGAGTTAGGAGGAATATGACGCAACAGGAAACAGAGTTCGTGCGCTGGTGCGTAGCGAACGATATACACAGGTTCTATGTGTGGACCAGGTGGAAGCAGGTCAGGCAGCAGGTGTTGAAGATGGATCACAATGAATGCCAGAGATGCAGAGAGCATCACAGATACACAGCAGCCACGACAGTACACCATGTAAACTACGTGAAAAGACATCCAGAGATGGCTCTGGACATATGGTACGAGTGGCATGGAGTGAAGAAAAGAAACCTTATAAGCCTTTGCCATGAGTGCCATGAAGCAGTGCATGGTTACAGAAAACCACAGAAGCAGGAACCACTGACAGAGGAACGCTGGGACTGATCCCCCCGGTCGAAAAAATTGCGTTTTTTGGCGGCCGGTCGGAGACCGGTGGGTGGCCTCGACAAATCTGCGAAAGGTCGCACATGATGAAAAAATAAAAAAATAGGGGTGAAAAAATGGCCGAAAAAAAAGCGGATATACTAGAAAGCTTAAAAGAGCAGCTGAGAAAAAAACAGGCAGATATTTCCGTCTTCAAAGACCTTTTGGACGACTATATGACCCTCTATGATGTCAAAAAGAAGCTAAAAACAGATATAAAAAAGCGCGGAGTGACCTTTGAGACCACATCCGCAAGCGGGAAAGCAACGATTGTAAAACAGAACCAGTCGGTCAAAGATCTGGTTGCTGTCAACAAACAGATGCTGATGATTCTGGACAAGCTGGAGTTGACAACGAAAGAAACAATAAAGGGGGATGATGATGACGAATTGTGATCCACGCATAGAGGAGTTCATGGAGGCCGTAGAGTCTGAGAAAATCAGAGCTTCCAGGGAAGTCAAAGCACTGGTATCACACGTCAGAAGTTGTTTCAAAAACGAAGACATATACACAGACAGCGAACAGCTGACGAAATATATCGGGATTGCAAAATATTTCCCGTTTGAAAAGCTATTTCCCTGGCAGGTCTTTGTCGTGGGACTGCACGATTGCACATACTGGAGGGTATCAAAGACTCCGCGCTGGCCGGATCTTTTCTGTATGCTCGGAAGGGGCGCGGGGAAGGACGGAACAATAGCGTGGGAATCTGCCTGCCTGGTAAGTCCGTATAACGGAATCAGGGCGTATGACGTAGATATTTGTGCAAATAACGAAGATCAGGCACTAAGACCCGTCAAAGACGTGGTGGAAGCTCTTGAAACGCCTGAACACACGAAAAAATTAAAAAAATTTTATTACTGGACATCCGAGAAGGTAGTAGGAACAGAAACGAAATCAACGATTCTGGGACGTACAAATAACCCGTCCGGAAAAGACGGAATGCGCTCCGGCATGGTGGTGTTTAACGAGATTCACCAGTACCAGGATTACAAAAACATTGAAGTGTTCACAACCGGACTTGGAAAGAAACCACATCCACGCCGGTCCTACTACACCACACAGGGAGATATAAGAGAAGGACCGCTTGACGATATGCTTGGAACTGCAACGGACATTCTTTTTGATGATCTTCCGGACAATGGTATGCTGCCATTTATCTGCAGACTGGACAGTAAAAAAGAAGTATACGACGAAAAGAACTGGGAAAAGGCAAACCCGTCCTTGCCATATCTCCCGACATTAATGGGAGAAATGCGAAAAGAGTACAACGACTGGTTAGCGCATCCGGAACGTCTCACTGCATTTATGACAAAGAGAATGAACATCCCAAGCGGATCCACAGACATAAAAGTATGTTCTTACGAGAAAATAAAGCTCACGAACAGAGAAATACCGGATCTGTCAGGATGGACATGTACCTGCGGAATTGACTTCTCGAAGATTACGGACCTTGTTTCCGTAAATCTGCATTTCAGGGATGAAAATATCCGGTACGACATTAACCATTCATGGTTATGTAGCCAGTCAAAAGATATTCCAAGGATAAAAGCTCCTCTGGAAGAGTGGAGACGGAGAGGATTGCTGACAATGGTGGATGATGTGGAGATACATCCGGAGATCATCACTGATTATATTCAGGCAGCAATGATGAAATATTGCATAAAAGGAATTGCGATTGATGATTACCGATATGCTTTGCTGGCAGCAGCACTCCGGGAAATCGGATTCGACGCAAAAGTATATAAAAATTTAAAACTTGTACGGCCCTCAGACATAATGAGAGTTGCAACAGTGATAGATAGTTGCTTTGCAAATGACAATTTTATCTGGGGAGACAATCCGGTGCTCCGCTGGGGGACGAACAATACAAAAATGATTCCCTACGGGAGGAAACCAGGAAAGAAAGATGATGCAGACATAGGAAACTATGTATACGGGAAAATTGAAGCAAAAAGCAGAAAAACAGACCCGTTCATGGCGCTTGTTGCGTCAATGGCGATAGAGGATATGATCCCATACGCACAAACGGCAGCAGTGCCTGATATTGGAGTAATGACTTACTGAAAGGGGGTGAGAAAGGTTGGGATTTTCATTCAGGAATCTGATACGGGGGAAGCCAGAACCAGAGCAGCCAGAACCAGAGCAGTCAGTTGAAAATGTGTCTCGAATTGAGATTGCAGACAATCCGATCGAGAGCATAATGACAGAAATTTATCTGAGGGAATTAGCTTTTCAGAGAGCGATTCAGATTCTTGCAAAAATGTTAGGAAAATGCGAGATTCGTACATTCCTGAATGGTGACGAAATATTCCGTGACGAATATTACACTTGGAACTACGAACCAAACAGAAACCAGAATAAACAGCAGTTTTTTGACAAACTGATCGAAAAAATGTTCAGAAATGGAGAGGCGTTGGTTGTTGCGGGAATAGATGGACAGCTTTATGTGGCAGATTCGTTCTGTACAACCAGAAGTGCACTGTACGGGAACACATACAGTCAGGTGCAGATTGATGATTACACTTTTCAGAGGTCGTTTAGGTCAACAGATGTTCTTTACCTAAAACCGAACTGGAAAAATGTAAATACGATACTGCAGGGGCTATATGGATCCTATGCGAAGCTGATCCAGTACGGAGCAAAGACCTTTATGCAGTCACATGGCTCAAAAGGGACTCTGGACATATCAGCCGTAGCTCAGAACAGCAAAAACTTTGATGATACTCTCAAAAAGTTGCTGAATGATTATTTTAAGACATTCTTTGAAAGTGAAAATGCAGTTCTGCCACTGTTCGAAGGGTATACATTCACAGAAACGAACAGATCAAAGAACTACAATGAAACAACAACAAGAGACATAAAAGCACTGTATGATGATGTATTCGACTTTACAGCGAGGGCAATAGGAATCCCTCCGTCAATCCTGAAAGGGGACGTGCAGGACAACAGCAAGGCAATAGACGAACTACTGACTGTTGCACTGGATCCATTAGCCGGATCCTTAGAAAGCGAAATCAACCGCAAAAAATACGGGAAAGCCGTATTGAAGGGCAGCCGCTGCATGGTAGACACGTCACACGTTAAGCATGTTGACATATTCAGCAATGCGACGCAGATTGACAAGCTGGTACAGTCTGGAACGCATACGATTAACATGATCCTGCGCGCAATGGGACAGCCGCAGATTAATGAGGAATGGGCGAACCAGCATTTTATTACAAAGAATTACAGCACAGTACAGGATTTATTGAACAGCCTGGAAGGAGGTGGAGAAAATGGCGGGAATGGAAAAAACACAGAATAAAACAAATTACTGTTTTAAGCAGGCAGCAGATCCGGCGGTACATTTGCTATACATTTATGATGATGTATCAGCGTATGGAGAATTTGACTGGAAAACATGGTCATATACCGAAAGTGAGACTTCTGCGAAGTATTTCCGCGATCAGCTGGCGGCAATTCCGGAAGACCATACGATTGAATTACATATCAATTCAAATGGCGGATCTGTAAAAGAGGGAGTAACTATCTACAACCTTTTGAAGCAGTCCGGAAGCCATGTAAAAGGAATCGTTGATGGAGTGGCGTATTCCGTAGCTTTTGTGATTTTACAGGCATGTGACGAAAGAATCATGGGCGTAGGAACAACAGCACTGATCCACGAACCATGGGTAACTGCATCCGGAAATGCAAGAGAGCTGAGAAAGACAGCGGATGATCTTGACGTACTTACGGCAAGCAATCGGAAAATCTTCCTTGAGCGTTCAAATCTGGAAGAACAGCAGCTTGCAGACATGATGGAGGCAGAAACCTTCCTGACTCCGGATGATTGTCTGGAATATGGTCTGATCGACAAGGTAGAGGATTACGGACACGCGCCAGAGGGAGACACGACAAAAGAAGGAATGCAGAAACGTCTCCAGGAAGTTATGCAGCATATGAAAGATACGAAGTCTTTCAGAGAACAGCTGGAGCTTATGCAGAAAGGACAGAAACCCGAACCGGGAAAGAAACCGGAAGAACCAGAGAAACACACACTGCAGGGATTTCTGCAGGGATTCAAAAAAGGAGAGTAAAATGAAAAATAAAGATTTTGCCGCATTAAAGAGAACGGAAATCCTCAACAGAATGAACGCAGCTGTTGCAGAGAATGATTCAGAAGCATTTTCAAAAGCATATCTGGAATTATGCCAGGATATTGAGGAGAACGTGCTTGAACAGGCGAAAGAGCTTGTAAATCAGAGTGATATGAATGTACTTGCGCAGAGAGGTGTGCGTCAGCTCACAAGCGCAGAAAGAGAGTATTACGAAAAAGTAATTGACGCAATGAAATCTTCGGATCCAAAGCAGGCCCTCAACAATATTGAGACTGTTTTCCCGGAGACAATCATTGATTCTGTATTTGAAGAACTGACAACAAATCATCCGCTGCTGTCAAAATTAAATGCGACAACTGTAACTGGTCTCACAAGAATGATGTTGAACACAAACGGAGAGCAGAAAGCAGCATGGGGCAAACTCAGCAGTAAGATCATTGAAGAACTGACATCTGGATTCAAAGAAGTAGACGTAACTCAGGATAAACTGAGCGCATTCCTGCCAGTTTCAAAAGCTATGCTTGACTTAGGCCCTGCATGGTTAGATAACTATGTGCGACAGGTGCTCACAGAAGCTCTTGCGAATGGACTTGAGTACGGAATCGTAAATGGTACCGGAAAAGACATGCCAATCGGAATGGCGCGCCAGGTAGGAGACGGAGTGAACGTTGTGTCTGGAGAATATCCGGAAAAAGAGACTATCAAAATGACAGCTCTTGATATGATCCAGCTTGGAAATGTAACATCTATCATGGCAAGAAACAGCAAAGGCCAGGCAAGAACAGTAGATAACCTGATTATGATCGTAAATCCGGTAGATTACTGGAAAAGAATCCTTCCGGCAACACGCGCAATGTCTCCGGACGGCGTATATGTTTCAACACTTCCGATTCCTCTGGAAATCATCCAGTCGGCAGCAGTTACAGAAGGAACTGCAGTATACGGAATGGCCGGAAAGTACTTCCTTGGCGTAGGAATGTCCAAAAACGGAAAGATTGAGTATTCAGATGAATACAGATTCCTGGAAGATGAAAGAGTATACCTTATCAAGTTATACGCTCACGGATTCGCACTGGACAACAATGCTTTTGTCGTTCTGGATATTACAGATCTGCATCCGGTTCGCTTTGAGGTCGTAAGCAAACAGGAGGAGCACGTAGATAATGCACTGCTGTCTGATCTGAGAATCGGAGGATTAACTCTCTCACCGAAATTTGATAGCGACACAGACGCATACACAGCAAAAACAACAACTGCAACAAATACAATCACAGCGTTTCCGAAATCAGGAACAGCAGAGATTGAAATTACTGCGGGATCCAGCAAAGTAACAAACGGTGGAAAGATCACATGGGCCGCCGGAGCAAATACTGTAACTGTTAAAGTCACAGACGGAGAGCAGACAAAGACTTATACCGTAACTGTAACCAAGGAGTGATAAAATGAGTGCTATGTCAGAAAATGATTTATCAAAACTTCTGAAGGATGTCAGAAACTATCTGGACATCACCTGGGACGATCCAAAAGGAGACGAAAAACTCCTTGGAATGATAAAAAGGGGCATGGCATCATTGGCCGGAAAAATAGGGGAGTGCGATTTCCTGGGGGATACCCAGGAAAGAACACTCATTTTTCAGCTTGTAATGTATGAGTATTCCGGAGAACTGCAGCAGTTTTGGGAAAACTACAAAAGCGAGATCGTTGGACTGCAGATAGCAAAGAAGGTGGAAGAATATGCCAAGAGCCAGGCGTAAACAGTTTGAAACGTTTACAGACGGAATGCTGAGCATCTGCAAAACAGAAGGAAGGACGATTGTAGACACCAAGCTCAAAGACATTCGCTTCGGAAATCGCACAATTGGAGAGAGACGCTATTTTGATGCACAGACAGCAGGAAACAAGATAACAAAACTATTGAGCATTCCGGCAGCAACATTGAATGCGGACGACATAGAATCTCTTGACATTGTAATTCTGAATACTCAAAAAAAATCAAATGACCCAGCTCAATACAAAATAGTGCAGATTCAGGAGAAATTTGACGCTACACCACCTGCAATATATCTGTCACTGGAAAAAATCGTACAGTTGTATAAAGACAGGAGGAGCGACAATGGCGGATAGTATCAGAATTGATGATCTGGCAGCAGAAATAAATCGCCTTGTTGAAGACTATGGAAAACAATGCGCTGAGACAACGAAGGAATGCGTAAATAATGTTGCAAAAAAGACAGTATCAAAGCTGAAACAGACATCCCCGGTAAATACCGGAAAGTATAAAAAAGGATGGAAGAAAACTGTTGTGAAAGAAAATTCTACAAGTTTAGTTATTGCGATCCACGATACAAAATACTCCCTGGTGCATTTGCTTGAAAAAGGACATCAGAAAAGAGGGGGCGGAAGGGTAGCCGCAATCAAACATGTAGAACCTGCAGAACAGGCAGCAATAGCAGAGCTGGAAAGGGAGATCACGTCAAGGCTATGATGTCAGTTGAAAATATCAAAGAAATGTTGAATGAAATCGGCTTGCCATATGAATACGATCATTTTTCAACTCATAACTGGATAGAGCCGCCCTTTATCGTATGGAGGATTCCGGAAAGTGATAATTTTCATGCGGACGGAATTACATATGCGAAAATCGACGTTCTGAATATCGAATTGTATTCAGACGAAAAGGACTGGAACAATGAAAAGAAGATAGAGGACATCCTGGATAAGTATGGAATCACATACGATAAGACAGGAGAATATCTTGATTCAGAAAAAATGTACGAAGTTTTATACGAAATGGAGGTATAAAGATGGGTAAAAAAGATAACAAAGTTAAGTACAATCTTAAAAACGCACATTACGCATTACAGAACGAAGGAGAAGATGGAACAATTACTTTTGGAGTCCCGAAAGCAATTCCGGGATCTGTATCATTATCACTTGACGCAAATGGAGATATTTCACCGTTCTATGCAGACGGAATCCAGTATTATGTGTCAGCTGCAAACAACGGATATGAAGGAGATGCAGAATTTGCGTTAATCCCGGATTCTTTCAGACAGGATGTCCTGAAAGAAAAGAAGGACGAAAAAGGCGTACTGCATGAAATCAGTGATTCTACGGATACACAGAAATTTGCATTTCTGTTTGAATTTGACGGAGATCAGAAAGGAATCAGACGAGTTCTCTACAATTGCACAGCTACCAGACCGTCAATCGAATCCCAGACAAAAGAAGATAGTATTGAACCTGGTACAGAAACAATTACGATCAGCAATGCTCCGCTTCCAAACGGACGTGTAAAAGCTCAGACCACAGTAGATACAGACGACACTGTATACAGCGGATGGTATAAGGCAGTGTATTATCCGGAAACAGTCACCGAAGCAGCACAGGCTGTTAACGCAGATTAAAAAGTTGTGGGAGAATAAAAATGCTGACAAAAACAATTAAAATTGATGATAAAGAGGTGCTTTTTGCCGCTTCTGCTGCAATTCCAAGGATCTACCGGATTCAGTTCCGGAGAGATATTTTTCAGGACATGGCAAAAATTGAAAAGTCCGTAAAAAAATCACAGAATAAGCAGAATGAAAAGAAGGTGTCCGAGTCGGACATTCCTATTGAGGACTTGGAGATGTTCGAAAATGTCGCATTCGTAATGGCAAAACACGCAGCACAGAAAAAGGGACAGGATTTCCCGGAAGACGTATACGACTGGTTAGATCAGTTTGATACATTTTCGATTTACACAATTTTCCCGGAGATTGTAAAACTCTGGAACCTGAACCAGCAGACACAGGCAGAAGCAAAAAAAAACTTCAACCAAGTAGCCGGGAAATGACGACACCTCTATTCCTTCTAAGGTGCGCACAGGTTGGAATAAGCATCCAGGATTTAGACCTTCTGACAGTAGGCCTTGTCCTGGATATTTTTGTGGAAAAAATTAATGACGACTACAAATGGCCGAAAATGGCAACTCAGGAGGATATGGATAAATTCTAAACGGAGGTGATAATTTTTGTCCAAAGGCCGCGACATAAGGGGACTTACGATTGAAATTGGCGGCGATACCACAGGACTACAAAATTCACTTAAAAATGTAAATTCACAGATAAAGACCACACAGGCACAGCTGAAAGACATAAACAATCTGCTGAAATTAGATCCTACGAATACGGAACTGTTGCAGCAGAAACAAAAAGCACTTGCCGACGAAATCGGAAGTACGAAAGAAAAGTTGGAAGCGTTAAAGACTGCAGAACAACAGGCGCAGCAGCAGTTCGCAGAGGGGAAGATCTCACAGGAACAGTACGACGCTCTGAAAAGAGAGATTATTGCAACTGAGGAGAGCTTAAAATCTCTGGAAAATGAAGCAAAGAATGCACCTACTCAGATGCAGCAGTCACTTGATGGTCTGAATGCAAAAATAAATACTACACAGACAGAACTCAAAGAAATTGATAAGTTGCTGAAACTGGATCCTACAAATACGGAACTGTTACAGCAGAAACAGAGAGCGCTGTCTGATGAAATTGGAAACACAAAAGAAAAACTGGAACTTCTGAAAAACGAAGAAGGGGAAGTACAGCAGAAATTCCAGGAGGGAAAAGTATCCCAGGAACAGTATGACGCTCTGAAAAGGACAATTATAGAAACAGAACAGAGCCTGCAATCACTTGAGAATGAAGTTGGATCAGGATCTGCAAAACTGGCCGAGATTTCTGAAACATCCGGGAAAATAGGGGAGTCGCTGACATCTGCCGGAGAAAAAATGCTTCCGGTTACGGCGGCAGTGACAGGTCTTGGAACAGCAGCAGTAAAGACTGCGGCAGATTTTGACAGCTCTATGTCCAATGTGGCCGCAATATCCGGATCATCTGCGGAAGACATGGATAAGTTGCGAGAGCGCGCAAGAGAGATGGGAGCACAGACAAAATTCTCTGCAAAAGAAGCCGGAGATGCTATGGGATACATGGCAATGGCCGGATGGGACGCGCAGCAAATGTATGATGGTCTTCCGGGAATAATGAACCTTGCAGCTGCATCTGGCGAAGATCTTGCAACAACTTCTGATATTGTTACGGACGCGCTTACGGCGTTCGGCATGAAAGCAGAAGACAGTTCGCACTTTGCAGACGTGCTTGCACAGGCATCATCAAGTGCAAATACAAACGTCAGCTTGATGGGAGAAACATTTAAGTACATCGCTCCGGTAGCAGGCGCGCTGGGATACAGTGCAGAAGATGCGGCGGTAGCAATTGGACTCATGGCGAACAGCGGAATCAAAGCGTCGTCAGCCGGAACACAGTTGAGATCATCTCTGACAAACATGATAAAACCGTCAAAAGATGTCGGAGACGCAATGGAAAAGTGGGGCTTTTACGCAACAGAAGCCGCAACCGCCGTAGATCAGGCGAAAGTTGATAAGCAAATGCTTAGAGTGCAGAAAGCATCTCTTGCTGCAGATAAAGCCCAGCAGTCTTACAACGACGCAGTATCAAAATACGGAGCCGAGTCAACAGAAGCCTCAAATGCTGCCGCAACGTTAGAAATAAAGCAGACAGAGCTTGCAAGCGCAAACGAAACCCTGACACAGCTGCAGGAAGGAACCACGCAAAACGTAAGACTGTATAACAAGGCTTTACAGAACGAAGATGGCAGCATGAAATCCCTTAAAGAGACAATGGATTTCTTGAGAGAAGCAATGGGAAATATGTCAGAAGCAGAGCAGACCCAGGCCGCAACAGCTATTTTCGGGAAAGAAGCCATGTCCGGAATGTTGGCGATCATCAACGCATCAGATGCAGATTACGAAAAACTTATCAAGAACATTGATAATTGCGACGGAGCCGCGGAGAATATGGCTGAAACCATGCAGGACAATCTTTCTGGACAGCTTACAACTTTACAGAGTGCCTTGCAGGAGCTGGCAATTGCCTTCGGAGAAATCCTGATGCCATATATCAGAAAAGCGGCAGAGGTTATTCAAGGGTTTGTTGAAAAGCTCAATGGAATGAGCGAAGGACAGAAGAAAGTAGTTGCCACAATTGCACTGATAGTCGCCGCGATTGGTCCGTTGCTGATAATGGTTGGAAAAGTTGCAACCGGAATATCTGCAATTACAGGACTGTTTTCTAAGATGAAAACTTTAACAACAATAACGAGTATTATTGGAAAGCTAAAAGGTGCTTTTACCGCACTGTTTGGAGTAATAGCCGCAAACCCGGTTATTGCTGTCATAGCCGCGATTGTGGCAGCTCTGGTATTGCTGTACACAAAATGCGAATGGTTCCGGGATGTAGTAAATGCAGTTGTACAAAAAATTGTGTCATTTTTTACAGAGACAATACCGCAGGCATGGAGCACACTGATGGACTTCCTTTCAGGAGTTCCGGAATGGTGGTCTGGAATCTGGCAGCAGGTATCAGATTTTTTCATGCAGATATGGAATGGAATTGTAAACTTTTTTACCGTAACAATACCGCAGGCATGGAACAGCGTTGTTACATTTTTTGCAGGTGTTCCGGCGTGGTGGTCTGGTATCTGGCAGCAGGTATCAGATTTCTTTGCAAATATCTGGACGACAATGATGCAGAATCCGGTTATATCCGGAATTGTGACAACGATCACAACGCTATGGCAGAATGCAGTTAATACACTGCAGAACATCTGGCAGGGACTTGTGACGATTGCACAGGGCGCATGGGAGTTGTTGAAAAATACAATTCTTGCACCGGTGATCTTACTGATCGACCTGGTAACAGGTAACTTTGATAAACTCAAAACAGACGCATCAAATATCTGGACAAATATCAAAGACGCAGCGCAAACAATATGGACCGGAATTAAGCAGGTTGTCTCCACTCTGGCAAAAGGACTTGTTACCGCAGTCACAACACTATTTACAGGGTTCCGGGACACAGTGTCAAAAATATGGGATTCTGCTTCTCAGGCAGCATCAAAAGCATGGACAGCAATAAAAGGATTCGTTGTCAACAATGCGAAAAAGCTGAAAGAAAGTGCAACAGAAGCAATCCAGAATTTGAAGGACAGAGCCTCAGAATACTGGGATAACATCAGAGAGAGAACGTCCGAAACGTGGCAGAACGTAAAGGAAACAGTTATACAATACGCCGGAAATATGAAAGACAGAGCTGTTGATACATTTAACAGCGTTGTATCTGGAATATCTGGAGCACTGTCAGGTGTATATTCCGCTGTTGTAAATGGATTTTCCAGCGCGATCAGTTATATTACGGGATTACCCGGGCAGGCGGTTCGCTGGGGACAGGATTTCGTGAATGGTATTGCAAACGGAATCAGGAGCTGCATAGGTAACGTAACGAATGCAGTATCGAACGTAGCAAACACAATAAGATCATGGTTGCATTTCTCAAGACCGGACGAGGGTCCGTTACATTACTATGAGGAATGGATGCCGGACTTTATGAAAGGCCTTGCGACAGGGATTGAAAAGAGCCAGGGACTTGTTGCTGACGCAATGAAAGATGTTCAGATGGATATGCAGTTAGATACAAGTTCAATGAAACCAGCTAATAATCTGAACAAAACAGATATTACAGGAATAACCGGAATGCTGGCACAGCTGATCCAAGTAATGAGCGCAGGACAGGAAATCTATTTCGACAACAAAGAATGGGCTGGAAAACTTGCACCCGCAATAAATACAGAGCTTGGAAGAATAGCAAAGGAGGCGGCGTATAGATGAATAATGTATTAACAATAAAAGCAACAATTACAGTTGAAAATACAGGGAAAGTCATTGATACGCTGGACGACTGGGGATGTGCGATTGGAAATAACAATTACATCAAAGAGCCGGACGTAGAAACATATTACATTGATATTCCAGGTGCAGACGGATTTCTGGATGGATCGGAAGCGATAACAGGAAGAACAATCTATAAATCAAGAGAAATTGATATTTTGCTTGGGGGAAAGAAACCAAGGGAAGATTGGGACAGCTTTATCTCAAACATTCGAGGACAGCTGCATGGAAAGAACGTGAGAGTAACGTTTTCGAATGATCCGGCGTATTTCTGGACCGGCAGAGCATATATTACAGACTTTGACCGTTCCAGAGAGGTGGGACAATTTCATTTAAGTATTCCAAAAGCAGATCCGTACAAATATTCCCTTGCGGATTCAACAGAGGACTGGCTCTGGGACCCGTTTGATTTTGAAACAGGTGTAATAGACCAGGGAGCCGGAATTACAATTTCCGGCTCTGGATCATACACAGTATGCGCCGGAGATATTGCAATAGTGCCGGTACTGAATGTGAAAAGCATAGGTTCAACCGGATTAAAGGTTACAGGATGCGGAGAAACATACACACTGACACTTGGAAGAAACAGATTTCCGGATATTGTTGTATTTGGAACAGATGAAACCCTGGAATTTTCGGGATCCGGAACACTGGATATTGTTTACAGGAGGGGATCATTGTGATTTATAAAATTAAATTAGATGGAAAAGTCCTGTATTATCCAGGGGACCGGCAGGCAGCAGTTATCAATCCGGAACTGGATTTACAGACTGGATATGCGGGGGAACTTACTTTAAAGGTTCCACCGTTAAATCCACTATACAGAGAAATCCACAACAGAAAAAGTATGGTTTCTGTATACAGAGGAAATACAGAAATTTTTTACGGAGAAGTCCGCACACGCGAGAAAGACCGATTTAAGAACCAACCGGTGAAAGCAACCGGAGCATTGTCTTTCCTTGCTGACAGCATCCTGCCACAGCAGGAATGGTACGATATATCCCCACGAGATCTGTTAGACGCATGGCTACAGTTGCATAACAACCAGGTAGAAGACAGAAAGAAAATACACATAGGAATCGTCACGATTCACGACGGCAATGATTCTCTGTACAGAATTACAGACAGAGAGAACACACTGGAAGCAATCCGAGATAAATTAGTTGACCGTCTGGGCGGATACCTGCGGCTCAGACACGAGAATGAAAAGCTGTATCTTGACTGGTTGACTATTCAGGAATACGGAAAATATTGCGAACAGCCTATACAATTCGGGGAAAACCTGATGGATTATTCAGAGACAATGACAGCAGATGATGTTATCACAGCTCTGATTCCGCTGGGGGCAGCAATCGAACAGGAAACAGACGAAAACGCATCCGAATTTGAACGACTTGAAAAAAATGTTGATATTACATCAGTAAATGATGGAAAAGACTACATATACAGTAAAGAAGCAGTTGAAAATTTTGGCTGGGTATGGAGAACAGAAAAATGGGACGACGTATCAGTTCCGGCAAACCTGTTAAAGAAAGCAACTGAATTTCTGACAAGTAACCAGTATGAAAGTCTTGTTATTTCGCTGACTGCCGTAGACCTGTCTTTATTCGGACAGGATTACGATTCGTTTGACATAGGGGACAGAGTGCTTTGCAATGCAATTCCATACGGAATGAAGAAAGTTCTTCCGGTTATGGAAATGAAAATACCATTGCAACAGCCAGATCAGGCGCAGCTGACACTTGGAGAAAACCTGCAGCAGTCTTTTACAGATCAGACATCCGGAACATTCACACAGATCAGACAAGAGGCAACAGACGCAGGCAGAGTTCAGACAGAATGGATGAAGTCTGCAATTGATAACCTTACGAAGCAAATGACGGGAGCGAAAGGTGGATATAAGCTCACCGAATTTGATGAAAACGGTCTCTGGCTCAGAGATCTGTACATGGACGCACCGGATAAAAACCAGGCGACAAATATACTGCAGATAAACAAAAATGGAATCGGAGGTTCGCACAATGGTTATGCCGGTCCGTATACCGTCGGCATGACTTTAGACGGAACCATTCTGGGGGAGAGAATCCTTGCCGGTTCGATTAAAACAGAAGCTCTGTCAACAGAATGCAAAAATTACATTGAAACAAAAATATCGGACGGGGATTCAGAAAACAAAAAAGCAATATTAAAAGAGGTCACAACGTCCATAGAAGCCATGGATGGGAAAATAACTCTTTCTGTATCAAGCCTGGAGCAGCAGTTGGAAAGGAAATCCGGAAACTGGTATGGAAATTATGAACCTACTTCCGGAAACAATCCGGCCTCAGCCTGGACAACTGATAAATTGAGACAGGAGCATGAAAGAGATCTCTTTTTCAATACCACAACTGGCTATGCTTATCAGTATCAGAAAAATGATAGTAATGAGTATGGATGGGTAAGGGTAAAAGATAAGGACATTGAAGCAGCTCAGAGTACAGCAGAATCTGCGCTTTCCAAAATCGAGGTCCAGGAGGGACTCATAACTGCAGAAGTATCCAGGGCAAAGGGAGAGGAAGAAAAACTCAGATCAGCAATAACACTGACCGAGACAAATATCCTCTCAACAGTGTCAAAGACATATACGACACAGGAGATGGCAAATAAACTCTATGCAAACGCAGTACAGGAAGGCCAGGACGCGGCAGATCAGGCAGAAAAGAATGCAAAAGACGATACAGATACAAAACTGAAAAACTATTCTACGACAGTAGAAATGAACAGCGCAATCAATCAGGCGGCGGATAGCATTTCCCTGGAAGTATCAAAAAAATATGCTACAACCGGACAACTTGAAGAAAAATATACAGACGCAGTAAAAGCCGGGAAGACTGCGGCAGATCTGGCAGAGAGCAATGCCACGAAAGCTGGCCAGACGGCAGCAGCCAATGCCGAAGCAAACGCCACGAAAGCTGGCCAGGACGCAGCAGATCAGGCGGAAAAGAATGCGAAAGCAGATACAGACACAAAGTTACTGAATTATTCAACGACACTGGAAATGAACAGTGCGATTAAACAAGCTGCAGATAGCATTTCCTTAGAGGTGTCAAAAACCTATACGACAACAGTACAGGTAGAAGAAAAATACAAAGACGCAGTAAAAGCTGGACAGACAGCAGCAGCCAACGCAGAAACAAATGCCACGAAAGCCGGACAGACTGCAGCAGATCAGGCAGAAAAGAATGCAAAAGCTGATACAGATACAAAGCTGAAAAGTTATTCTACAACAGAACAAATGAATACAGCTATAAAGCTGGCAGTAGACAACATCACTCTTGAAGTAAAAACCGTACGCCAGGCAGTATCTGAGAAAAACGGAAATTTCTACGGAAGTAAAATCCCGACAACATCAAATGAACCAGCCTCTGCCTGGACAACTGATGATTTAAAGTCTTTGCACGTCGGGGATATTTACTATGATATTACAACTGGATATGCGTATAGGTACACGTACAAAACTCCGGGATTAAAGATCACATTTTCATCCGATTCCAGAACAGAAAGCGTAAATTACGATTATGTAAAGATTTATTACAACGATAATGGAACCATGAAACTTGCAGGGAAATTCGGAGGGACTGATATAGCAGGAGCTTCCGTCTTTGTTCCGACATCGGAATTTTATGTATATTGGCGCACGGATAGCTCAAACTGTAACTTCTATGGATTCAGTATAGCATCAGTGACGAGTACATCAGGAGAAGGAACCGGAACTGCGGAATCATTGCCAAACTATACAGCAACAGAATTGTCAAAAGGAACATATCCGGAGAGTCCGAACCATGGAAACTACGGAAACAACATCAATTTGCTGTGGAAGTGTTCAGGGACGACATCCGGAAGTAAAACAGCATCATGGGAAAGAATCCAGGATCAGGACATTAGCGTTGCAAAAGCGCAGGCGGACGCTGCAAAAAGCACTGCGGATGCAGCGAAAGATACTGCAGATACTGCGAAAGATACAGCGGACACTGCAATATCCAGAATTACCGTAGCAGAAGGCTCTATCACATCAGAGGTATCGAGGGCAAAGAATGCAGAAAGTGGTCTTAGTTCTCGGATCACGCAGACCGAGACTTCAATCAGCAGCAAAGTTTCAAAGGGAGATATTGCATCATCAATTAACCAGACAGCGCAGAGCGTTAAGATTAACGCATCAAAAATTAACTTCAACGGTTTGGTTACTGCGAATACTTATTTTAAAATTAACACAGACGGTTCATTTGCAGCGAAGAAAGGAACTATCGGAAATTTTACGGTTACAAGCGGAAAAATAACCACCGGATATGCAACGTTAAGTATGCGATCACATGCTTTCATTTTTAATGGAGGGTTAGAGATACATACGGGTACTTCAACGTTTTCGGATGGTTCTGACGCATTTAAAGTATTTAATCTTTCCCATGTGACATCTGGAGGCCATATGGTATTTGCAAGCGACGGAGCAACAGTGGCTTATTTGTCATCTTCGTCAAAACGGTACAAAGATCATATTGCAGATATGACGCTGAATGAAGCAAAAAAAATACTGGATGTGCCGGTAATATGGTTTAAGTACAAAGAAAACTATTTAAGCCCGACAGACTGGCTAAACGGAAAGAAATTGCCAGGTTTCTACGCGGAAGATGTATACAGTATCTTTCCGGAAGCCGCACAGCTGAATGAGGAAGGAAAGCCGGAAGACTGGAACTTCCGAATACTTATTCCGTTAATGCTTAAACTGATTCAAAATCTCTATGAGGAAAAGGAGAAAACAGCATAATGAATGAAGTAAAAGAAAAGGACAATAAAGAAACTATTAAGGAAGAAACAAAGGTGTCCGAGTCGGACACAGAAGAAAGCACCGCACAGGAACAGAAAGAGGATAATAATACAGTAGAGAAAGCAGTAGAAGCTCCTCCGTTAGGGGCAATCCTGGACAAAAGAACAGAAGAAATTCGAAACGTGGTATTTGGAGCAATGGCACAGTATGGAATCCCTGCGTCGTTAATGGATTACATGCTTACCTCTGTTCTGTCAGAAGTAAGAGATTTAAAGTCAAAAGAATATTCAGACTGCCTTGTAAATAAGGGGGAATAAAAGTGGCAAACGTAAAAAAATACACAGATCAGATTGCAAAAGCGCAAAAAGGGCGAGATGTCAGAGATGCGATTGTTAATGCGATAAATGCAGTCTCGGATGAAAACAACGAATACAATCAGGTTAAAACTGACATTCTCGAAGCGCAGACAGATATAACCGAAAAAGTAGCGAAAAACGAACATACAGAACAGATATTTGCAGCAGATGTAAAGAAAGCAGAAGCCTTGAAACAGGGTCTTGATTCGAATATCGAGCAGGGAACTGCTTTAAAAGGTCAGCTAGATACTGCAGTTTCAACAGCAAATACAGCAAAAAAGAATTTGGACAGTGCAAATACAACGGCTGCACAAAGAAAAACTGATCTGGATGGATCCATAAGCACCGCACAGACGTTAAAAGGAAATCTGGAATCAGATATTTCTCAAGGAACGACATTAAAACAGGGACTTGACTCTGATATTACACAGGGAACTGCTTTAAAAAGCCAGCTGGATACCACAGTCTCAACAGCAAATACAGCAAAAAAGAATCTGGATGATTCAAACACAGCGGCCGGAAAAACCAAAACCGCTCTGGATTCATCAAATGCAACTGCGACACAGACAAAATCAGGATTGGATTCATCAAATAAAACTGCCTCTAATCTGAACACATCCCTGGGAGAAAAAATCACAGAAGGAACAAAACTGCAGACAGATCTCCAGACGACCGGAGAAACTGTGGTGAGCAATTTACAGACAGAAGCAAATAAACAGATTCAGAATATTACTGCAGCAGGTGGAGGAATTGAAAACGCACTTTCAAATTTCTTTGCCCTCCGTAGAACTGGAAAAGTCTACACAACCAGAATCTACAAGTATGACACATCCACCAGCCCGACAGGAGTGAAAATGAATGACAATGAAGGACTGGTGAGAAAACCGTCTACAAATACAGTGATTGGACAGGATGATTACAGGGAAATTGGCGTATTCATGCACTTTCCATGTAATTTTACCGTAGATGATAAAGGTTTTAACCATGTGACTGCACTGCAGGGACAGCCGGATTTTAAAAAGACCGGAAAAGTAGATGTGGGAGAGGTCACAATGTCCGCGTGGGTTGGCATCACAGACAATCCTGAGTATGTAGATTATCATTACTCAGACAGTCCAAACGAAGCTCTTGGACTTAGACCAATGGGAGAGTCAATTAATCCGGACGGAACAATATCACCTTTTATGATTCATGGAAAATACGGGGCAGGAGACATTGATGGAGTGCCGTACAGCTCCGCAGGGCTGATTCTGGCAAACGGAAGCCAGAAAGGAGGAAAACCAGTATCACACACAGGACTGATCGCATACATGAGAAAGAAAGGCTCAATGTACGTGGGGACAACAAACTGGGATCTCTTTTACAAACAGCTTATGATGATTATTTTGTACGCAACTACGAACAGCCGGAGCGTTATGACCGGATGTAATTCTTATACATCACAGGAAATGGCAACAGTTGCAGAAACCGGAGTAACAAGAGTAATTCTACCAAAAGCAAAAGCAAACAATTATATTGTTGGGTCTTATGTATCTGTCGGGGATATTGGCTCAAATACAAATAAAGATAGATATTACGCATACATGCACAACCTCGCATATGACGTGAAGATCTTGAAGATTGAACCGGTAGACGATACAAATTCTGCAATATATTTGGACACAGAACCATTCAACACGACATTAACGACCTGCATCTCAACAATGCCATGGCGGACCGGCTCAACCGACAGCGTGCTTGGATCAGATGGATCACCGTTCTCAAATACAGATAACAAGAATCCATTCAAGATCCAGGGAATCGAAACCGGATACGGTGCTTATGAAGTCCTCAGTAATGTATTTATGGATATTGTTACAGATGAAGACGGAACACCAAAGAGAGACGTATACATCTGTATGGATGCGTCACTGCTTACAACGGATATGAATGCAGCAAAGACACGATACAAGAAAGTAGCGGCTCAGGTAACATACACAGCAGCATCATGGAAATACATCTCAAAATGCTTTGTTGATCCAGCCCTGGGAATCATGGTACCGACGGAAACAAAAGCCGGAAGTACAACAGGATTCTGCAATGGACTGTATACAGATTCAGGCACGAGCGGCCAAAGAGAATGGCTGTCCCTGGGCGATCTGTACTCTGGCACGCTTTACGGCCTCTGGCTTCTGCTTGCGAGCAGTGGCGTTGGCGGTGCGAACTGGAATGTCGTCTCCGGCGTTTCACCGAACGGCACACGGGGTGAATGGCAGGCGGCAGCCTGACAGAGGGGCTGTCCCCTCTATGTAACTGATAACTAATCAACTTCGAAAAAGCAGAATAGCAATAAATTACGGACTTGTAACACGAGGTAGCGGTTCCTGTTCCCTGGCTGTCCCTGGGCAATCTGAACAATGGCACGATTTACGGCCTCTGGATTCTGAATGCGAACAATGGCGTTGGCAATGCGAACTGGAATATCGTCTCCGGATTTTCTTGAAAATGACTTGATATTTGTGTTACATTTCGCTCCGCAGGACGGAGCCTGCTTCGACAGCGTGGGGCATCACCGAAATTTGATTGAAGCCGAACCTTGTGATCGGGAGCATAGGGGCCTGAGACAAGGACCATGAATGCAGTTGATTCATGTGTGGGGTGAGTAGAAAAACCGAAAACCCCTTATATCAAGAAACGAATGAAACGGTATTGTAAAAATATAACATTAGATCAGAACTTTATAACCGCATGTATCTATGAATGTCTGAGCGATAAATGGAACCGTATGGATACAGCCCGATTTCTGGCAAACTATACGAATATTATTACAGCCAGGCAGATACACAGGATTATAAAAGAAAACTTTAAAGACTGGTTACATAATTTAGTCTGCACAGCAGCGGCAGGAATGGAAGAAGAAATAAAACTCAGAAAAGTATCTTTTGATCCTATAAAGACAAGTGCAAGGCTGGATGGAAATTCAGGGAAAGTAAGAGATATAGGTGTTGAGTGCATAAAACAGCAGATATACGATTATGTAGCCACAAACGGCTTAAAAGAATTATTTGTAAGAAAAGTAGGAACTTATCAATGTGCGAGCATTCCAGGGAGAGGACAGATCTATGGAAAAGAAGCAATTGAAAATTGGATCCGCAAGAATCCGGGCAAGACCAGAGTAGCAGCAAAGGGAGATGTCCGGAAATGCTATCCATCCATCAACAGGAGAAAAATGAAAAGAATGTTAGAGAAGCAGGTCAGAAATGAGGACCTGCTTTATTTGACTTTCGTTTTAATTGACTCATTCGATCAGGGGCTGTCAATCGGATCATACTTGAGCCAATGGCTCTGTAATTATTATCTGAGTGCAGCTTATCATTATGCTGCTGAAAAGCTGTTCAAGAGGAAGAAACACCGAGACGGAACAACAGAAGAAATCAGGCTGATTAATCATGTATTGTTCTACATGGACGACTTCCTACTGATCGGAAGCAGAAAGGCAGATGTGAGAAAAGCAATGAAACTCCTGATTAAATACATGAATGAGTATTTAGATCTGACGGTAAAACCAGATTGGAAGCTGTTCCAGATCGACTGGATAGACAAAGACGGAAAACATCATGGAGAACCTATTGATATGATGGGATTCAAAATATATCGGGATCACACAGAAGTAAGGCGGAGCATTTTCCTGAGAGGACGCAGGGCATTTGTAAAAGCCGGGAAGTATGCAGAGAAAGGAAAAGCGATACCATTAGATCTTGCGTACCGGTGTATAGCATATTACGGATGGTTCAAACATTCCGACTCTGAATATTTCAGAGAAAAGTATAACGTAGATAAGATATTTGAGAAAGCGAAAAGGAGGGTAAGTCGTGAAAGCAAGATTTACAGAAAAACAGGATCCTGTAACTTGGAATGCGCTGCCTGATGGAAACGTGGATGTAATGATATGTCTGAATGAAAAGACTGTTACAGAAACTTATCCGGATACGGATCCGGAGACAGAACAGACAGTATTCGAATATGATTTTAACCAGTTCCGGGAAAAACAGGAGAAGATCTCAGAGGAAACTGTAAGAGCATCACCGGAAAAATATCTGAAATATATTCCGGAGAAAGAAAAAAGCACTGAACAGAAATTTGCAGAGCAGGCAGAACAGATCGAAATGTTGAAAGACTGCCTGCTGGAAATGAGCGAACAGGTTTATGCGTAGAAATTTAATTATAATGTTATTGAGCAAAGGAGATAAAGAAATGATGGCAAAATTATGGGTTACTGAAATTTTAAGTAAAGATACTATTGAGGAAGCAAAAGAGGAATACAACAGAGTTCCACGCCTGTTAAAAGAAAAGGTGAAAAAACTCCTTATTGATGCAGGTATGGAGGAAATTACTGAGTAATCGGGAAGCATGACTAAATTACAAATTATTAGCAGGCAATGGTCCTCTATTTATGATTTACTGCTGTATATTCAAGACAAAGAGAAAGCAAAGCCTCTGGAGGATATACAGCAAGATTTAGATATAATTGAGTATTCCTGCCGCAAATATGCAGACGTAGATGATGAGGAAATAAGCATGGAAAATGAACAGATTTCAAGAGCAGAGCATGAGGAGTTCCGCAAAAGAATTGAGGCAGAAGACAACCGACAGAACAGACGGATTGAAATTCTGGAAAACAGTGTTCAACAGCTCCAGGAATTAGTTACATCTGTACAGACGCTTGCAAACAACATGGAGAACATGGTGAAAGAGCAGGGACAGCAGAGTGCAAGACTGGAAGCTCTTGAGTCAAGAGACGGGGAAAAGTGGCGGACAGTAACAAGTTACTTATTAACAGCTATATTAGGTATTGCAGTTGGAATTATTGCAAAACAGTTTGGATTATAAGGAGGAGCAAAATGTTTAAAAATTGCGTATTTAAGCCAAGCGTAGACACAGTGAAATGGTGGAAGAAAGCAGGAATCAGAGCAGTAAAGACAATGGCACAGACTGCAGTGGGCGTGATCGGAGCCGGAAGTGTGATCTCTGCAGTGGACTGGAAGATGGTTGTATCGTCTGCAGTAGTGGCCGGAGTTGTAAGTCTGCTCACAAGCGTCGCAGGAATCCCGGAAGTAGAGGCAGACGAAAACCTGAACAACTTGTTTTCTGATGGAACAAAATAATTTTGCACAGCCCGGTATAATGCCGGGCTTTTTCTGGAGGTAAAAATGGAAATCAAAGGAATTGACGTTTCCGCCTGGCAGAAAAATATCGACTGGAAAACAGTTGCGGATTACGGTATGGGGTTCGCTATTCTCCGAATCACGGAAGCCGGGAACGTTACAGATAATTATTTTGAAAAAAATTATGCAGCGTGCCAGGAATATAACATTCCAACAGGAGTATATAAATACTCTTATGCAATGACAATCACAGAGATTGAGTCAGAAGCGCAGAAAATTATTTCTGTATTAGCTGGACGGAAATTGCAATTTCCAGTTTGGTTAGATCTTGAGTGGAACAATCAGAGAATACTTGGAGCTGAAAGTCTCCACAAAATGACAGAAGCATTTGAAAAGATTATTGTTAATGCAGGATATAAGTTCGGAATCTATTGTAATGTAGACTGGTACGAAAATGTAATATGCAGCCATTTGAAAAAGTATGAATTTTGGGTAGCGAGCTATCCACAAAACGATAATGGAACATTACAGGAACGCCTGCGCCCAGACTTCGGAGTAGGATGGCAGTACTCAAGTAAAGCAAATATACCGGGGATTGCCGGAACGGTAGACAGAAATGTGTTCTACAAAGACTATGCTGTACAGGAAGGAGGAACCAACATGGATAAAGCAATTGAGAAAGTTATAATGATTGCAAAAAATGAGGTTGGATACTTAGAGAAAAAAAGCAACAGCCAGCTTGACGACAAAACCGCAAATGCAGGATCAGCCAATTACACAAAATATTGGCGCGACGTTTACCCAGGATACCAGGGACAGGCATGGTGCGCCTGCTTTGTGAGCTGGTGCTTTATGAAAGCGTTCGGATTAGAGACTGCAAAAAAACTTCTCAAACATTGGCCATATGTATATTGCCCGACCTTAGGAAACCTTTTCACAAGGAATGCAAACCCAAAAGTAGGAGATATTGTGATCTTTTACCGCGGAGGAACTTTTGCACACACAGGAATCGTTACAGCAGTAATCAGAGACAGATTCTATACAATCGAGGGCAATACGTCCGGAGCATCTGAAATCGTAGCTAACGGCGGAGGAGTATGCGCGAAAAGTTACCTGAACAGTCAGCTCCCTGGAACAAAATTCTGTACACCAGATTACAGTATTGTTAATGGAGAGACAAGCAACACAAAAGAAAATAGTAACACAGTAACAGGAGGTAAATACATGTTTGAACCGGAAACAGTACAGTTAGGAAGCGCAGGAACATCCGTATTGCTTTTGCAGGAAATTCTTGTTGCAAGAGGATTTAAAGGAAGAAACAGCAAAGTTCTTGACCTTGACAGAGAAGCTGGGGACAATACTATTTATGCTCTTAAAGCATACCAGAAATCAAGAAACGGAGCCTTGGAAGTAGATGGAGTATGCGGACCGGCAACATGGAAAGATCTTATTGCTATCTGATTTAATAAAATAGTGTTATAAATTAGTAGTAGTAACTGATAGCAACCCACAGATAACCCAGATAGAGAAGACGATCAGCTGCAGTCGTTTTCTCTATAACCGGATGCTTGCGGATAAGATCCGTCATTATCAGGAAGAAAAAAAGATGCTGAAAAATACGCCGGCCGGATATAAAAAAGAATATCCATGGCTGAAAGAGGTAGATTCTCTTGCGC